CATCTTCGCTCTTGTTTTCGCTACACCAGTCTGCAAAACTTAATGGGGCACCGTCAGTGTGGACAGTATAACCATGCGCACCTGTTTTCGTACCAGATTCATCTACTTTAGAACCCCTGGCAACTCTGTCTATATAGTAATTAGACTTCATTTTGTAGCCGTGTCTCCATGCCATTTGTTTTAGTTCTTCACTTGATTTGCTACCGAGAAGTTTTGCTAATTCAATATCTGACATACTAGCCAATCTCTGTTTGTTTTTAATAACAGACGAAGGCATGCCGGCCTCATCTAAATTGTCATCAAATTCGTGATTTATAATTTTTAATTTTGCTACACTTGGGAAAAAACTTCTATCAGTGTCTGTATAGATTCTTCCTGATGATGCTGTGTGTCTAGGTGCTTCGAAGCCTATTACTGTAAGAGGATCTCCTCTAAAGTCTTTGGTATGATACGGCAAATCTACTTCATTACCTTCCATATCAACTAATATAGGTTTGTATTTTTTGGGTGCATCTTCACGATCATCATCGAAGTCTTCTTCTTGGAACTCGTTAAGACTCTCTGCGGCCATGCCTATAATCCCACTTAATGCTTTACCTATTGAAATTTTGCTATCCATATTATCAGCTCCTGAGGGGTCTATCTTCCCTCTACCAAATGTACCAATCTGCTTCTTCATTTCTCTCTCGGCTGCCGTTGCGGCAGTACCTACTTGAGCATACCCTTCACGTTGTAGGTATTGCTCAAGAAACCGTATTTTCTTTGCTGTGTTGGCGTCCCCGTGCTTACTTTTTCGGTATTCTGCCTTCAGTTCTAACACTCTTTGTTTAACAAGAAGCTTAATACTGCCTTCATCATCTGAATATTGCTTTTCCAGGTTAGCGACAAAAGCTTTAACGTCAAATTTGGAAACCGATTCTTCTTTTAAATTAAGTTCTCCTTGCAAAGCAAGTTCACCCTGTGTCGGTTTTTTCTCATCACGAGCAGACGCATTAATTGAATCATAATCTTTGGCAAATTTGGGGTGTTTCTTTGTAAATTCTTCTTTGCTCATTTCTTGAGCATCTATGTGAATTTCAGACATTGCCCCTTCTTTCAGGTCGTCTTTCGCACAGTCGCATTTAGTGCAACTCGCATCACATGTGCATTTGTCTTTTGGTCCACATCCACATGCACAACCAGAATCTTCTTCAAGTGACGCTGTACTATGAGTAACATCTGCTAGATAAGCATCAATGCCTGCCGTTGACTTTAATTTCCAATGATCCGCGGCTTTCTTAACGGCTTCGTATGAAGATGACGCATGACATTCGTGTCTGCCTTTTCGCGCATGTACGCAAATGTATGGACGCTCTTCTTGCGCTTCGGTAATCTCCGTGATTCCTTTAGCCCACTGATCTAACTCATTGACTTCTTCAATTTCATTAATGATGCCACTGTTTAATCTGTTTAGAATAGGTAAAACACTTTCAATTCGTGGATCAATTGTGTCTTGTGCAAACATCTCTGCGATGCTGGATGAATCACTCTCATCTTCCATTAATGGTGGAGTCCAAGACTCGAAGTAATGATTGTAACCTCTATGACTTTGCATTCTTTGCAATGATTCTTTTAATGATTTGTGATGGTTGATGCCTTCTGCTATCAGTTTCGCAACTGATTCATTAAATTGTCCTTTCCGAGTGGCGCGGACAAATCCCGCCATTTTAGTGTATTCTTCTACTAATGCAGTGATGTGCTTACCACGTTCATCATAAGGTGTTCCGCCTTCTGCTACGTGTCTACCATAGACTCGTGCAATGCCAGGCATTCTAGTAGGGACCGCAAATCTTTCACCTTCTGTATTTTCTACGAAGATTTTCTGTACATTTCTCCAACGTTGTTCGCCTTCTTGTACTGCTCTATCATGCTGTATAACAACTTTTACATTTGGTATGTTGTCGTTGTACGAAGTTGTTTTGTTGACTGCATGATACGCTTCATTTGTTTTTTCTTTCATTTTATAATGTTCCCTTTGCTTCATGTCACCGTTTATCTGTTTTGGATTGTCTATCAAATCGAATGATAATTGTTTATCCATTGCCCATTTTTTTAGGTGTTTTATTAAGCCATACCAGGAGTCATCGTATTCTACTCCTTTTGTTTGGCCTGGAGGACTTTCCGAGACCTTAGTATCGTAGTATATTTTTAATTGTGATGCTTTGTCGATGGTTGCCCAGCATTTGCCGTAGTTTTCACCGTCTTTAATGAATTGAAACTCTATTATTTCTGCAAGTTGTGGATTGGTTCTCTCATTATTTGCATCCTTAGGTACTGGCTTATAACCTCGCACATCTAAGTTTTTGAAAAGTCGTGTATTGTATGTTTCTTGATCTATGGCCATAATACTATTTATCTCTTTTAGTGAATCACTGCAAAGAAAGGCAAAGGCATAATTATTTCATCATGGTCGCGCATATGCTCGCTCAAATCGCCGTGATAGTCTGTTATGTCTTGCAATATTCGAACGACCAGCAACGTAGCCATTATTAAATCATCGTTGTCTCCTATTTTAGCGGCATAACTGCCACCAGATGCAACAAATGTTTTTAATTCACTAATTAAGGCACTGCTTTTTATTGTCATCTTCTTACTTTCTATCAATGTCTTGAATTTAGCACACGCCGGAAGTTTAGATTTGTTTGTTGTAGTATATCCTTTGCGTTTTTTTCCTCTCTCACTCATCATAACACCTGGAATGTTAGATTCCCCGAATTCATTGAGTGAAACAAGTGATGCCTCACCAATAGAGTTGTTCTCTATTGAATAATAGATGTTATTGGGTTGTTCCGTTTTCTCTGCAATGTGAGAAGTAATCTGTGCCAGCAATTTAATTTGACTGGGGATATCGGTCTTGTTATCCTTCCATTCTCCTATCTGTGTCGTGGTGTTTGCTTCAAAGATTTCAATGGCTGCTGGATCACCACCAGTACCCAGTGAAGGATCTAAGCCAATTACATATATCATGTCTTTCTTAGGTTGTTGGAACCAACGTATCTGTCCCATACGATGGATAGGGTCAACCCCTTCCATCACAAACAAGGAATTAGGATTAATAAGTGTTTCGTCTGAGATTAAGAATTCACATCCTATCTCACGGTTAAATCTGTCCTCCCCAATCATTGCGCGAAGTTCGTCTGCCCATTTTTCGTCACGTCCAGGTTGCTCATTCCAGTATGATCTAAACGGTTTGAAACCATTAACACCTAGTTCAGTTTCGTCGCCTTGAGCATTGATATTTTTATTAGCTTGTTTCCAAATCAACGCAAACTGATCTTCGTCCGAATTCGGAGTAGATGTAATGATTGCTTTACCACCTGTTGCTAGTGTTGGGGTAATAGAAGTCCAGAACTGCTCCGCAATTGTGTTTCTAACGAACGCAAACTCATCTAAGTATAGAAGTGTGATAGACATACCACGACCTGTGTTCTCAGTAGTCGTTGCTGATACGATGCGAGAGCCGTTCTCGAAGTCTATTGACCCTTTGTTGTAAGTGGTAACTCCTGCCTTAATATGCATAGGACATGCTTCATATGCATACCTTATGCGTTGCATAATCTCTTGTGAACCTGTGTACTTGTGAGCCGCAATAAGAATCGTAGCATCTGATATAAACATTCCATACCAGAGCAAGTAACCTGCGGCTGAGGTAGACTTACCTGACTGTCTAGGCATCAATGCAATAGAATAACGATAATTATGATATACATCGATTAAACGTCTTTGGTATTCATATGCCTGATACTGAATACCACCCTGAGTCGGATGCTGTATATGGAAGAAGTTATCCATAAAGTATACATAGCCATCATCAGGATCACAGCATTTTACAAAATCTTCAAGTTGTTTTTGGTCTTTGAAATGCGTGTCTTTATAGGGTGTTTTTACTAACTCTTCAGCAGTATTTTGATGTAATTTACTCATATCTTATTATTTAGTAAAATTATGAGGTTTTACTCTCTTTTCCATGCTCTTTTTTGTACACTTGGTAATCAAAGAAGAATCCAATGGCGACGATAAGATTCATACCACACGATGCTATGATAACATGTAAGTCTTGATAGATGTCTAAATTTGAACTTAGGTGTAGATGTCCTACCGCCCAGAATGGAACTGCCAGGTTTTGACTTATCCATGAGAGCGTGTATTTTATGAATGTTAACATGGCCGCACTATTTAATATCTAATGGCTGTGCTTTGGTGGCCACGATGCAATAATATTTTTCAGTTGCAGACATATCATTGCCATTTTCGTCTTTGCCTACGTTCAGATCAAATTCTAAATTATTAAATGAATCTATACTGAAACCAGTGCGTTGTAAAAGGGCCGCAAGTTGATTGTGTCCAAAGATACTATAATGATTCAAGTTATATTCATGCTTACGATCACAGTCTGGGGCAGGTACCTCGATATAAATCTTCGCGCCTTGCTTTAGAACACGATTGTATTCCATTAAACTAAAGATAGGATAAGGTGAATGTTCTAGTGCATGTCTTAAGAAAATAAAGTCTACGCTTTCATCGTGGTAGCCGTCTTTCTGGGGCAAGAACGAAAGGTCATATCCTTTAATATTATGGCCTTTATTCCGACAGAGTTGTTGATCTCCTGGACTTAATGTAATACCAACGACATTCGTGTATGCACGTTTTTGCATCTCATCTAAAAAGTAGCCAGGACCACAACCGAGATCAAGAATATGAGCGTCTTTGGGCAATGCCAATGGATCAAAATATTGTGAAACTACTTGCGTTGTTAAATCTTGATGAAATTGGCTATCGCCTTCATCGTAAATATGAGCAGTATATAACCATTCATTATAAAACTTTAATTTAATTAAGTCTAGTGTGTTGTTGATATCATATGGGACGTCCATGCACTGCTCCTGTTAGTGGTTAGTAATATTTATGAGGAATGGAAGGTGCAGGATTTTTTTAGGACTGCTAAGTCCAGGGACGAGCGTACTCAAGGGGTTGGGCGGCTGTGCCAGTTCCTACTCCAACACCAGTTGCTTGGAATTGGATAGCGACTGCATTTTCTGAAGCTCCAATTAATGTAAAGTCAGTTGTACCTAGGGTTTGTATTTCATAGACGAAACCAATTGTAAAAGTACCCGCAACTCGCGGTGCTGTTCCTGGCTGTGCTGATTGTGTTGCTACGTTACCCACATACTTAGCAGGTAGCAAGTCTAAGTCAGCGGTGTTTAATACATTGTATGCAGGTAGATTGACGTTACCACCAATTCCACCTCTTCTATTAAGTTGTGCTACTTCTGATACTCTCAACTCTTGTCTGAATTGTCGGGTACTAGCAGGAGCATTTGTGATAGATGCTGGGGTAGTAAGAAAGATATCTGTTGCTGGAATAGTTGTTTGTGTTCCGTTATCAAATGTTTGACTAACGATAGAGCCTGCGGCGAAAGGATCTGTGCCTGTTGCGCCCACAAAGTTAAGTGTGGCAAGAGTAGTAGCACCTGCGGTAAGATTGTCTTTACTCGTATCTCTTATTAGTGCTAGATTGTAGTAATACCCCACACCAATACCATCCGCGGCAACGATTGAAGCAAGTACATCTGCTATTGTAGTTACTGCATCATTTGCATATGCGAAGATTGTAATCAATCCTGTTAAGCCTTTGACTGGAACATTAATGGCTGCCATTATCTCGGGTATCCTTTGAATCCTTTGACAGGACTATCTTTGTAAGTGGTTGGAAGTTCGGTTGAACGCATGTCGCCGTCGTTTAAGTCTTCCCACTCAGACCCTACTGCTTTGTAGGCCGCCTTTAACATGTTTGCTTCTAATTCGGTATACGGGAAAGCCACGTTGCTCGTACCAACCCAACTCTCAGAGTCTAAATCTATCTTTTCTCCCTTCTCCCCATTAGCTTGGGCGAGGGCCATCATCACGCGATTAAGTTCATATACTCTATCTCTGCCTTCTATATCTTGAAATTTGTGTATGCCTCTACTGCTATAGCGTTGTCTCTTAGAGATTTCACCTGAGGAATTTTGTTCTGTGATAAATTCTTTTGCTCTCATTAGGGAGTTTCTTCAGTTGTAACAGTTAAATTTGATTCTGTTCCAAGTTCTGAATCTACATACCCATCTAATGCTAATGGTAAGCCAGCTGGGGCATCACCCTGAAATAAAACTTGAGAATTAATGAAGTGAAATAATGATTGTGACCCAGTAACATTTGCTGTATCTGGATCGACGGTAATTCTAACATTACCAGAAGAGACATCCATGTCATACCCACTTCCTCCAATTAATACGTTGCCCCACTGAGTGGTTGCGTATGCACTAAATTTAACATCAGTTGCATTAGCACTTAACTGTGCCTTTATTACTATATCTTGTTGATCAATCGTCCCTGGATCATTTGATTTAATGAAAAAACTGCCCAATGTGAATGCGTTGGCTGGATATTCCCATATAACTTGATTGACTGCATTACCAATGGTATAACTATTACTCGTATTTACAGCGGTTGAGTATAGATTAGCAAAGTTGTTGTTAATCTTCCCAAAGGCAACTCTTAACGGATCGCCTAGGCCATCATTCGGAAGTGAACCAATATTAATAATTTCTTGTGTAGCCATATGTTTATCCCAGTCAGTCTTATACTGTATTTATCACTTGTATATAGATGTAGGTATTAGTCCTTTGTTGCTTTATTTGATATTTTAATAGTAGCCTTCATATTCTCTCTGGCTAATCCGTTCATCTTCTCAAAACTTCTCATGCCACCTAAGCCTAGCATTGAAAGAGTTAATGTCATTAAGCCTTCAGTTGCAATCACTGGAAGTACTATCGTAGATCCGCTAATTACAACCGCCCAATTTAACATTGGTGCGACGAGATAAGCCCAGGCTAATCCGAATGCGCATATCCACATGATAGCAGGTCTTGCTCCAGCTACAAAGATGCTTGGGTGCTTTGCTTGTTCTAAGTTGATTTCGTTTTGTTGTAAGTTGGCGTTGTGTAAGACCATCTTGAGTTCGTGTTCAAACTCTATTTGCTTGTCCTTATCAGGGATAAACTTGCCTATTAACGGGCCTGCAACACCTAATACTGATTTGATAATTCCTATCATATTGTTCTCCTAATGTACTATTATTTAGTATTATAGGAGCATTATTACTGCCATGCGTTAATGTTCGTTTACTGACGCGGGTTTTTCAGATAGATCAGGAAAATAAAACCAATGTAATTTATCCCAAATCGATAGATCATTATTAGTGTCGATTGAAATATGCTCCATCAGATGGTTCATACTCTCATAAAGCTCGTATTATTGCAAAATAGAGGCAAACTGCATCTGCGACTGTTTCAATCTCTTCATCAGTTAGTTCAGGATACATAGGTAAACTAAGCACCGATCTTGTAAGCATTACACTCGCAGACATAAAATCAGGTTTAGTCATCTTAGCACTAATAGGAAGTTCAGACAAGGCTGTACCATAATGTATCTTGGTTTCTATTTTTTTATCAGCAAGCCATGCCCGTAAGTTATCACGGTGTGGACCGACATCTATTACAAATTTCTGATCAGCGTGTACCTTAAAGCCTCTGCTCAAACACCTAACCAATGGCAAGTCTTTAAAGGCATCTAAGTAATATTCTCTGATTTGTTTTCTACGTGCTTGCCATTCATCAATGTATTGTGATCTTACTAATATCTGAGCACAGTCTTGTTCACTCATCTTACTATTTGTACCAGAGTAAAAGTGATGGGGCTTTCCGTTGTCTCTCCATTGTCTAGCAAAGGTTGCTAATGCTTCATTATTTGTCACAATGGCTCCGCCATTACCAGATGCGTTTAAGTTTTTTGTAGGGTCAAAACTAATTGCCATGGCAGTACCTATATTACCGTCAGCAACTAACCAATGCTGTGCACCATCTACAATAGCAACATTATCATTCATTACAGTGATACCGTTGTCGCTCTCTACGCGCATTGTAGGGGCTCCAAATAGGCCTACGTGACATTCTATCATAAACCCTTTAAGGTCACCGTCTTCTTGAGGAAGCATGAGTCCATTTTTGTCTGTATCACACAACTCAACATTGAGGCCAGCACTTAAGAAAGCATTCATTGTTGCTGGGTATGTTAGGTTAGGAATTCTGATTGTGTTATAGGTTTTTTTATCATATTGCCAATCAGCATATGGATCTTGGTCAGGTGAGGTCTCTCTTTCATATCTGGCGATGATCTCAAGTGCTTGAGAGCCACTGTGACATAAGACAGCATCCGTTGCGTTTGTTTTGATAGAGAGCCAATCTGAGAACTTATCTGCAAATATGCCACCAGATAGTTGACCATCTTTTAATGCATTATCACTTGCATGTAAGAGTTCTCCCCGTAGAGTTTGGTACTGTCGGTCTAAGCCAAAATACTTAATCACTTTTCTTTTTCTTTTTCTTTAACTTTGCTTTAGGAAGAAGATCAGGCACACTGTTCCAAAACGTAGAATTCAAGAACCAATTGTAATAGATCATAAAACCTTCGTTGATATCTACACTGGGAGAATAATCAAAATCTTTCTGTGCTTTTTTGATGCTTAATGAACCCCTAGTAGGGAAGTTTGCATCTTTTCGTTTTACCTCAATGCGTCCCTTGCCTACAATTTGTGTAATTGCTCTGGCCGCATCATACAACGTAACTGATTTTGATCGTGTTAGATTGTACGTGTTGTTTTCTGCGTTAGGACTTAGGGTGGCATCGACTATACCGTCAGCAACATCATTAACAAATGTAAAGTCTAATTTTTCCATTTTGCCATTGACTCTCAAAGGGGTACCTTGAATTGCTGATAGCATGAACTTAGAGACTACTCTGTCATCGACATCAACTGGTCCATAAACTGCACTAGGCCTAATTATAGTGTGCGGTAGGTTGTATTGGCGTGTGTAGTCTTTGACTAGTAATTCGCCTGCATATTTCATAATAGCATACTGTCCTTGTGGATTGCATACAGCCTCTTCAGTCACGTTGTCAGTGAAATCTCCGTATACCATCGATGAACTAATGTATGTGAATCTGTTTACCTTGTGTTTACTGCTGAGTTCTAACAAGTTCAACAGCCCTTCGCTCATTACTTTAGAGCCTACTGTAGGATTATAATTGACCACTTTCTGTCTAGGAAAACTCGCTAAATGAATTACGCTGTCAAACTTTTCTGCATTAAACAATTGGTCTAATTCGGGATTAGCTACGTCAATCGTGTAGATATTTAAATCACCGGATTCTGTCATGCGATTTGCAATTGCAAAGAATCTTTCTTTATGAATATAATCTAATTCATCTTTTGGAATAATACCATAATTTGTTTTATTATCAATGATAGAAATTTTGTGTCCTTCGTTTATTAATCTCACGACGACATTGTAACCAATGAATCCTAATCCACCAGTGACTAATATATTTTGTTGTATTGTTTTCATGAGAATTTTAGAGTCCAATAAGTAACTTCTTCAGGGGTGAGATATGCTATTATTTTATATGTTGCGCCGAAAATCGAATATATTCGTTCTTCGGCGAAGAACGATCGTTCTTCGCAGTTGATCATCGAATTGCCTTTAACCCATTTAGGACTTGGGTTACTATGTTCCATAATATATTTTCCTGATTCACTTTGTTGCCAGGTGCCAATAGGGTCAGCTAGGATTGAATCAGGATCGTCTATTAACATGTCATCGTCTATAAAAATTTCATACACTAATGTTTTCTGTGCTTCCGATTCTGCTTTTACCCTCACCAAATCTTTCATAGCATCAATTCTATACATTAACACCCTCGATGTCAAATAGTTTGGAGATCAGATAAAGGAAATATGTCTGCGATAACGGTTGCACATGCATGTGCGATATCTCTGTGTTCTTGTTGAGTGCCGTTTTCGCCGCGGAGTTCCATATAATGTAACCAACTACGCAGAGTACCATTCATGTACATTCTACTCTGTGTATTGCCTTCTGGTAATACTACTCTTGCTTGTTCTTTTGCGATACCCTTACTTAGTGCCCAGACATATGCTTCTAGTGAGGCATCTATAACTTGTTGCTGTTTGTTCTTCCATTCGCCTTGTAGTACTGCATGACCATCCATTTCAGGATCTAATGGAATACTGTTCTGTCTGTTCTTGGGGTCTTGGAATCGTGCTTCTCTAATTTCAAACGACAAGCTTTTTGTTGGGTCTGCATAACGCTGAGAGAATTCTTGAAACGAGAATGATCTATGACGAAGAATTTGTCTAGCGATATCTCTAGTTGTTTCAATTGACATACAAACACTTACCATTTCAAGTGGGCTCCAGTGCTTATGCTTCATTAGATACTTTACTAGCTTTTCGTTTGTTTCCGTATTATCTTGGTTTTCTGGGTTACTTACTCTTGCACAATAGGCAACTAAATCTAATGGGCTAGGGTCTGCACCTGTTAATGCTGGTGCTTGACTATAACTGACTAGTTTGACTTTCATATACATGACTCCTTAACAAATACCCCATCTATCATTATACCTGTGCGGCCCTTGATATCATTGTATGCAACTTCTAAGCACTCTGTTATGCTTATCTTGTTACGTTCAGCAATGTTGATCAACACAACCATCATGTCTCCGATATCATCTCTGATGTCTTTACCTTGGCAAATGTTATCAGAGAGTTCTCCTGCTTCTTGAATTAATTTACAAAATTGATCTTTGTCGGTTGCACCATTAATTAAATTACGGTCGTGATGCCATTGTTTAATGTTGTTGATTGTCATAACAATATCAATGGTTTCAGGTAATCTGTCTGTTTTTCCAGCCATTCCGTATACGCTCATAAAAACCTTTTTAGTTTAGTTAAGGAACGAACGGTGCCTTGCACCGTTCTATAGTTTACAGATTGAAATTATAATCCGTGTAACAGTTTGTCGGTCTCAGGTTGAACTGCTTCCGCAATTCGTTCTATATTGAGAATGAAGTCTATACTGATAATATATGGTTCATATTCTTCTAACTGTTTACCGACTATTATTTCTACTGTGTCGCACGTGCACCCTGAATTCAGGAGCTTTTCAATGTTAATAGTTTTTTGCTTTCTTTCAGTTAACCGAAGCACAAGTTTCTTTAAAAATTCAACTGGTATTCGATGCTTGTCCACATCTTCCAGGAGGCGCTCCCAGTCCTGTATTGATCGATTGTCTGTCACCGCAAATCCCCTCTTTTAATTAAGCCTTAGTCTTTGCTTTCCCAGTCGCTTTCTTTTTAGCAGTAGCCTTTTTAACAGTGGCTTTTTTAACTACCGCTTTTTTAACTTTAACTGGTTTTGGCAACATAGCGTTTGCTTGCTCTGTTAAGCGTTTGGCTTCTGCAAGTAGAGACTTTGCCTCATTCTGCATTCTTTCAGCCTGAGATAAGAAGTCATCAGCAAGTGCATCATCATGTAAGACGTTTGTGCCTGCTGTTGGCATCGGACGATGTTGTTCACCGATCATTGCACCCTCAGCTTTTCTACGTCTAACATCATCTGGCGCCTGCATGCCTCTTGATGCATCTGACTCTGCTAATCTCTTAGTAGCATCAGCACCCAAAGCCATTTCTGACAAGATTCTATTCAACTCATCTAGTCGAATAGCTTGATTGGGACCAGGTGTCATAATGACATCTGCTGTTCTAATTTTCTTGAGCATTCCTTCAGCATGTAACACTTGTAAGATGCGATCACCTGATTTAGTATACTGTCTGTTCAATGCATCTGCTAGTTGTTCACTATTCTGTCCGATATCACTTTCAATCGTGGCCATCAACGGATCGTGGATGTTTTGATTTAATAGTTGTGTATATGTTACTAGACACATATGCTCTTCGTTTGGTACTTCGCGGAATATTACTGCGATCTTACGGTCACCATGTTTTCCGACATGTCTTAAAAAACTCATGTTATTCTCCTATAGGGTTTAAACATTAACAGTATTATTTAATGCGTTTAACGGCAGTGAAAAAATAAATATGAGATTCATTTACCCGTTTATCCCCATCGCAGTTCATACAGTATTGCCTCTTGTGGATCTTCGAACGCATAAGAATCAGTATCGTATATATACACGTCCATTAATGGCAGTGCATGTGCAACAAATGCAAATCTACCCTTGGTGCTCTTGTACACCCACAACAGATTTTCTTCTGTCGCTGAAGGAGTAGCAATTACAAAATGAGCAGGAACATAATTCACGCATCTGTTCTGAAACCACTCGTCTTTATTAAACCACGTTAATTTATTAATATTTTTAACTCCATCTTATGATAACTTATAAAGTATTTCTACTTGTTCTAATAATTTTTGTAGTACTGGATTATCTTTTGATGCGTCGAGTATATCTCTGTACATGTGCCAGCGGTCGTGAATGGCCCTTTTTGCAATCGACTCTGGACTTTCATAAACCTTTTTGCGGTACTCCAAATTTTCACCAAATGGTCTGGCATAGACGGTCTTCCCACCATCAGGCGATTCATAAATCAATTTATCCGATCCATCTGATGGTGGGTCAACCTCATGCATGTGATTTCTTATGTACATGTTCTTGGTAAACTGCAAATGTTCCAAAAGGGGGATGAGGATCCGTATCGCCATGTATTATCCAAGTAGTATCGCAATAGCTATCATCGCCCCAACTTCCACAAGGATAACCGTCTGTGAATACTATTAAACGTTTTGGAACTCGTCCTTCTTCTTTAAGATGTTCAAAGATGCAAGTAAAGTCAGTACCACCGCCACCTAACATTTCGTAGTCAGTGATATCTTCTAAGTTGTCGCTGGTGAATGTTTGCGGATTGTAAACTTCTGTATCAAAACAATGTACATGAATGACATAGTTAGTGAACATATCCATGATACCTTTAATCTCAGCTAAGAATTCAGTACCTTGCGCATAGCTAATTGAACCAGACAGATCAATAAAGATATCAACGTCGATCAACTCTCCTGGAGTCATGCCAGGCATGATAGCATCCATGTGCCATCCTCTGCGACTAGGCTTCATAAATGACATATCACTTGATACTGTGCTAGTTAGATTATTTTGAAGCAGATCGTCCCATGGCATAACAGGATTAGTCAAGTCATCAATCATTCGTTTCACACCTTGTGGCAATGATCCTGCATCTGCGTTTTGTGCGGCTGATATAATTGCTTCCTTTATTTCTTGCTTGAGTGTGTCCTTTTCTTCTTTAGTCATTTTGACAGGACCAGGCTTCTTGCTCTTGCCTTTTTTGTCTGACGGATCAGAACCATCTGAACCATCTGAATCATCTGAATCATCTGAATCACTATCAGAGTCGCCGTCGCCATCCCCGCTAGCATCACCATCCATATGCACATCAATAAGCATGTCAATTAATTGATCTATGTCTATATGTTCAGCGTTTTCGTATAGGATATCATAGATTTGTTCTGCTGGCATATCTGCATACTTGTAGTCAAACAAGCAAGGAACAGTTGTGATAAACTCTCCGACATTGTGTTTTTTTAAATCTGCGTTGACACAATAATCATCAGCAATGTTCCAAAGTTTAGGATGGCGTGAGCCTCTACGATCCATGTGATCATAGACTACATGAAGAACTTCATGTCCAACAAGAAACTCAACTTCTTTTGTTCTGAGCATCATTATGAAACGTGAGTTGTAGTAGAGGTGCTTGCCATCAGTTGCCGCTGTAGGACACCATCCATCTGCATTGACTAGTTCGAGTCTAGTAGCAAGATTACCAAAGAATGAATGACGTAGTAGAAGGCCTATTCGAGCAGTGATCAAACGCTCACGGGCTTGATTATCTACATCTGGATCAGTTGGACCTACCAAATGATCCAGATTATTCTCTCTGTCATTATTAGTGGTAGTAGCATTGTTAGTCATAATCAGTTCCTGTAATATATTAACTCTATTGTACAAACTTACGCGGGAAAGGTCAAGTAAAAAGTTCGGGAGAGAATAAGGAGTCTCAAACCTTATTCTCTCCCAGGTGTGCAACTTAGTTGCAAACCCAGTTAATCATTCATCATACCA